AGCGTGCCGCCGCGCGTAGAGCCCAGAACGAAAGCGTCGTCATGGTTATAGCGGCAGATGACACCAGGCCAGCCATCGGCTCGGGAATTGTTGAAAAAGGGTGGCGCGATGTTTTCGATGTAGCTGCCGCCGAGTACCTCAGAGTCACGGTTATAGACCGCGGCGTAGCCGCCGATTTCGCGGCCATTCTTGGAAGCACGCACTTCCACAGGCATCCCCAGCTTCGGCTGCCACGTCGAGGTGAAGACCCGTTCAACGCTGTTGTCGACCTCGAGGCTGCGGGAGTCGTCGCTGACCTGGACACCGAAGCGTTTGAGGGCGGCCTTGATCCGGCCTTTGATCGATGCGAGTTCCTCGGAGCTGTAGCCGGACTGGTTTTTCGGCATGTTGATATAGCTCCAGGCGGCGCGGGCGTGGGCTTCGGTGTCGATCGGGTAGCGCTTGACGCCTTCCTTGTATCCGGGGTCGGCGTATTTGACGTCGCCGTAGGGCTTCTTGTCATCGGCTGCCATTGGTAGATCCTTTCGATGTGGCGCCCACGGCGGCGGGCTGTTGTCCGTTCATGGGGGCCGCCGGCGCCGGCAATCCCACTGTGGTGTTGGTGGGTGCAATCGGCGCCGGCGGAGGCTCGGGCGGTGGGGGCATCGGTGGCCGGTCGTAGTCGGCGCGCACCTCATCTTGGGTCAGCCACGGCTGGCTCGGGGTACCCAGCGACAGCGCCGCGATTTCAGCTTTGGTCTTGGTGTCGGCCCGCAACATTTCGCTGGTGTCGAACTTCACGTAGGTGCCCCGCGGAAACAGCTTCGTGAACGCTTTCTCCAGCCGAACCAGCCACGGCCGCAACGAAAACGTCAGATAGTCAAGGGTGTTCATTTCCACCGTCGAGTACGTGAGGCTCTTGCCGGTGGTGCCGCCGATCTTCTCCGGCGGGATCCCGTAAATCGTGGCGATCTGCGTCGCCGTGAGCTGCGCGGTTTCCACGAACTGCGCCTCATGCGGCTTGATCGCGATCGGCGTGTAATTCCAGTCGATGCCGTAAACCAGGGGCTTGCGGGTTTGCAGGCGGGCGGTGACACGGGCGGTGATGAGGTCGGCGTCCTCTTTGGACACGGTCTGCTTGACGTTTTGGAAGGTTCCCGGCGGGACACCACCGTTGTCATACCAGTAGCCGGCATAGTCCTGGGCGGCCAGCCCGACGTGCGCGGTGGCGGCGTAGGCGGCGATCGGCGACAACCCACGAACCCGATAGGGCATGGTGAACCACGGGATGTGCATGAGCCCGTCGGGCGGTAGCGGCTGGCCGTACCAGTACCACAGCGGCTGCATGTAGGAGCCGGGACCGAAACGGTTGCTGTCCTGGGTGACGACCTGCTGGGGGTCAAGCCATTCGATCATCGTCGGCCAGCCGTCATAGTCACGGGCGGTGACCAACCCGACCGCATCGCCTTGCAACGCCATACACACCACGGCGCGGTGCAACCAGTCCGGCAGTGTCCCATGGACACTCGGCTGGGTGAACAGCGACGGGTCGGGTTGGCGCACCGGCAGACCGTGCGCCCCGGTCTTGTACAGCACCGGCGGCAGCGACGCGATCGAGTCCGCCAGCAATCTTACGGCGGCGAACACCGGGACCAGCGACAACGCCCGGTCCACCGACACGGTGCGCGTCGCGTACGGCGGCGGCCCGCCGATGTCCCAGGGCCACTGCGAAATCGCGCGCTGCTCAACCTCAGCGCGCTTGAACGGCCACATGATTTAGTCGCCCGGCCCTCCCGATTCGGCTTCACGAGCCGAACCCAACTTCGGCGACAAATCAGGAATCATCAGATCTGATTCCGGCGCGACGAATGGCTCATGCGCCACCGCCGCCGCGTGCGGCGTCGGCGCATCATACGGGCCACCACCAGCCGGCGGCACATCATAGTTATACGACTTGATCCCCATCACCGAATCTCCTTGTCTACCAAACACTTTGAAGCAGATCGTAAGTCGGCTCCACCACCGACGCCCGGTCGAACGCCATCACCGCGGCCACCGCCAAGTCAATCTTGCGATCACTACGCACCGACTCTTTAACGATCCGCTGCCCACGCGAATCCACCTTCAACACAGCATTGCTGATATGCCGCGCCAACCGCACATCCCCGCTATGCGTCAACCCGCCATTACACACCGCCTCATAAAACCGCTGCGTCGCCGGCGTCATCCGCGACGGCGACTGCGGAAACTCCACAATCGGCAACCCCTCATCAGCCAGAATCTGATACGACCGCGCCCACCGATACGGGTCGCAGACTATCTCTTTGACCTGCCAACGCCGACACGCCGAACGGATCGCGTCCTCGACGTCACCGATCGGCACCGTCCAGTCCGGTTGTCCCTCAGCCGGTTTCTCCCAGCACTCGACAACGTCGACGTGCGGTTTTCCACCACACACCACGACGACCAAAGCGGTACTGTCCCCGTTGTAAGAACCATCGAACCCCAAACACACCTCATCGCCGTCAGCAATACCGACGGCAGCGTCCGAGCAGGCATCCCACACACCTTCAGGTAGCCACGCCTGCAAATCAGTGACCCACTGATTCATGCGTTTCGTCCGGTATTCCGGCTCCGGTGTGCGTAACACCGTCGACTCGAAATCCTCGGCCGACACAATATCCCCATACCCGGGATTGGCCTGGTGCAACGCCTTCGGATCCGTCGTCGCAGCCTTATCATCGTAGGGTTCCCACCAGGCCATAAAGAACGACGGATCACTGTATTCGCCCGAAATGATCCGCTTTCCATAGTCATACAGCCCGTAACACAGCGAATCCCGCCCAGTCGAGTCATACCGCGCCCCGGCCGTCGTGATCCCCACCATCAGCGGCTCCGGCCGAGCACCCGCAGCCAACTGCATGACATCCCACAGCTCACGGTTCGGCTGAATATGCACCTCATCGAACAGCACCAGCGTCGGGTTCAACCCCTCCTTGGTGTACGCCTCCGCCGACAACACCTTGTAAACCGAGCCGGCCGACAAATGCTCGATCGCGTTCTGGTAACACTTCAAATGCGCGCCCAGCTCGGGTTCCATCTCCACCATCCGCCGCGCCGTGCCGAATACGATCCGCGCCTGCTCCCGATCCCCCGCACACGAATAAATCTCGCTGCCCGGCGCCCCCATCAACAACCGCTGCAACGCAATCCCCGCACTCAAAGTGCTCTTAGCATTTTTACGGGCCATCCCAATCAACGCCTGCCGATGCCGCAACCTGCCATCCGGCCGCTCGGCGAACAGATGCCGCAGCAGCAGCTTCTGCCAAGGCCGAAGCACGATCAGCTCACCCACCCGGCCACCAATACTGTCTTTGGTGACATGGCAGAAGCCGTCGATGAACTCCCCTACATCACCGCCACGCGACTTACGCACCGCCGCCGACGGCACCGGCGTCAACCACCGCGGCGGCCACCCAGCAACCCGACCCACTACGCTTCCTTTTGCCGGCGCATCATCTCATCCAACTTCGACACCCGCCGCACCTCGTTATAACCAAGCTTTGACCGCGCCGCCGGCGTCAACCCGAACTCACACTCCAACAACCGAACCTCATGGTCGATCTTGTAGACCCGATCGATCAGCGGGTTCGCCCGCCGCTGCCCCTTCGACCCGTCAACCATCCAGCCCTCTTCGGCGATGGTGGCCCGCATCGCCTCCCGCTCCTCATACATCTCACAGAGCCGGGTTACCGCGGCGATGTCGAACGCCGGCAGCATCCACTCGATCGACCAGATCCGTTCCCAGGACTCACGGCCGAGTTTCCCCAGGCCAGGGGGCATCGCCGGAAAATTTCCGGCCGGAACCAGCGTCACTACCGGCTCCGGCAGCTTGTTACCACCGGCATCCACGCCGGGTCTTCGCCCGATCCGGCGCGCATGTTCCGGGGCCTTCACACCACGAGTCACAGAACTCCTAGCAAATATGCGGTCGAGCGGAAACCGGCGCATTTCCGCTGGTCAGGTCATTTCGTTTGCTGGCCACGCTAACCGTGGTTGGGGTGCCTAAAGGCGTAGCATGTGAATCGAACAGACTAGCGATTAGCCACGCTAGCCACGCTAGCCACGCTATTAGACCAGAAGGTGTCTAATAGCCAAAACGGTTCGCTACGGTGTTGCACACCAGGCGTTTTGGCGTGTTTGTGCTGGTCGCAGAATTATTTTGTTGGACCGTAAAAATTTCGGCTTTGCTGGCTTGTTAGATTG